ATACGTTTTGGAAACAGAGCCAGCGAGCCGGACAGATTACCTAACGACAGCCCCGAGCCTTCAGCAGCAAGCCGAAGGCCGGCAAGTGTGTGCGCCGTGATACCTGTCCTCGTCGCGGTGTCTGCTAATTCGTTGCGGCTATCGGCAAGCCCTTGCGTCAATGCTTTAACCGCTCCGAGACCAACCTTCGCCGCAAGCCCGAACGCTACGATCTTTCCCGCTAATTGCGCGTAGTCGGTCTGCGCCTTCTTGGCCTGTTTTCCTGCCTTCTCGGTGGCACCTCCCACCTTTTTGACGGGGCCAGAAGCCTTGTCGTCCACCTGGAGGACCATCTTAATTACATCACCGGCCATCGGTCACCCCTTCAACACAACGACAGGCACAACGGGCATCCCCGTGGCGCTGGCGATACGATCCATCAATTGCGCCGCCGTGGCATCCCGTTGCCGGTATACCTCAAGCGCCAAGCCCATCTCGAAGGGGTCAAGCTCAAGCAATTCATGTGGCAGCTTTCCGTACATTTTTCCGAGTTCTCCCAGGATTAGCGTCAATTCGACGTTCTTTGCGAAACCCCGCAAGACGCGCCGCCGCCTCGTCACCGTCAGTGCTTAAAGACATGATACGCGCGAACAAAATATCGGAGACCCCAGCCGGTAAACCACCGACCCACAGAACGCCCTTGTCCGGGTCTTCTTTGTTCTGGTCGATTACCAGTTTCAGATCGTCCCATTGCTCACCGTCACCGACTGCAATGGTCCCAGCGCATACTGTCGCCTCCTGAAGACCGGCCATTTCCCCTGCTTGCTTCGGGGTGACTCGCTTCATTATCTCTTCGGGTGTCTGTTCGTTGTCTGTCTCAGGCGTTGCGACTGCTAAAAATGCCACCCCCGCCTTGGCCAAATCGGCCGAGCAGATTCTTCGGACTCGCCAAAAAAGTCCGGCCGCTTCGATCTCGTCTATTGATGCGTTCTTGATTGCGTGCAAAATGCTCATGGTTTCCCTTCCTTTGTTGAGCGGTTTATCCGTTGCTAATTGAATCTGTGAAGCCGTTAACTACTGACAGCTTGCAACCTTCGTTGGTGCCGTCTGACTGGCCCACGAAACTGAGCGACTGCTTGATGATTCCGGCATCGCTGACAGGATCGGTCACTGCAGACAAATAAGCGTTTTGCACCTCAACGGTAAACGACACCGCGCCGTTGGTGAATGTTATTGAAACATCGCCCTCAAAATCGCTCAGGAGATCCCCGTAGAGCACGTCATCGACCTCAACAGTACAGGACAATTCCACAGACTGGAAGTCCGATCGCTTCGGTTGTGCGGTCACGGCAGACCCAAGAAATTGACGCGTTGCAAGCGCGTTGTTTACCGTCAGCGACATGTCAATCAGATCATAGTTGGAACCATGAAACGCCATCTGGCCCGCGTGGCTGTGCAGGATCGGTGTATCCGTTCCGAAGGTGGGGGATCCGCTTGTTCCGCGTGTCGCTGATGTCTCAGCTATCACGTCAAATTCGCAGGTGAGCACACCGCCAGAACTGCAGGCAATTGTTCCGCTGTTCAGCCGGCAACCCTCGAAGACTTCACTTGTACCGGTTCCGCGCGTGTTTTCGATAGTCAGCCCTTCGGGGACATCGTTTGCGATGGTGTACGCGTGCGTGTAGGGGTCGCTTCCTGTTCTCGTGACCGTTCCCATCAAATGCTTGAGCAGAAGGCCGATAGACGAATAGCTACCCTCAATCTGGAAACTGCCACCGGCCGAATCGACAGACGTATAATGCTTTCGCCGCATAGCGCCCGCAGTGCCGATCTGTAGCGTGGGCCGTGGAACCTTCTCGATAGTCCGCGTCAGACTGGAAGAGATAAGCGGTCGCCAGTGTGTGCGAGATACAGCAGTACCCCAATTGGTAGCGGTCTCTTCGCCGAATCCGATACAAGCGCCTATGCCGTTGTAAATTGATGCCATGATGTGTGCTCCGTGGGTGGGATTATGTGGGTTCTGTCACGTCGCCGACCCGGATGGCACATCGAAAATCGAGCACCCTCCCCGCGTCGGTGACAATAGTGAGAATAGCGACCGAATTTTGACCACTCGTGCCGCCCTTGATTGTCGTTCTTATCATGTTGCCGACTTGCCGAATCGATGCGCTGTCTGACATAGCGGTCACCGTGCTACCGGCGCGCTGTACCAGATAGCGCGCGTTGTCGATGTTCTCGGCCGCTCTGCTGTTGTTGTACGGTATGCGGCGCTTTTCGAGCACCTTCGACAAGTCCCACCACACAAAGATATCCTCGGTAGATGCTTTGCTGATTTCGCTGCGGGGCGTTGTGGCTCCGGGTGCTTCCGGTCTGCATGTGATAACAGGCGCTGAACCGGTCCCTGGTGTCGATATCTCGATCCGGCCGGTCTTGGGCGTTGTGCTGTGAGTGAATGCCGTCTGAAGCGAAGACGCTCCAGCCTTGCCCCAATATAGCCAACAGGTCAACGCGCCGGCCGTTGTAGACGCCGCAAATGCGTCCAGTTGAATCGTTCCGGTGTTCGCCGCGTAGTCCCAAGCAGAGAGCTTGAACGTGGATACAGTCACGCCATCCTTGAGAGTTACAACCGCGTCATTGCCGGACGACAGAACCACGTCCCAAAACTGAGGCCAGTCAGTCGGGATCGTTATAGTCGCCTCAATCGAATTCGAGCCGCTGTGGTTGTCGATACTAATGGCCGCTCGGTACTTATAGTCTGAATCAAACCACGACATAGATCACCCTCCGGCCGTTTCAGTGTAACTGATAGAGCACACGAGCACCGCAAGCCCCAACCCCGGTCGATCCAACTCGAAACCGTCAAAAGCAGAAGCGGATATTTCAAGGTCTCGCACATTGCCGCCAAGGCTCCGGTCTGACTCAAGCGCGCGCATGATGTCATCCTGAAGGTCGAGGGCATCAAGAAGCGCCGTACCCGGTGCGCTGGATGTCGCCGCTGTCCATGCTTCGATCTGAACGCTCATGGTTCGATCGTATCTTGACAGCACGGTACGGCCTGCAGTCTGCGCCGTGGTAATTCCGTCGGGGTAGATGTAGCAACCGGGCAAACGATGAGGGGCAAACGATTCACCGATCACGATCTGATCGTCGGAAGACAGATCCGCGCCGTACGATCCGGACCCGTTGACGTTGCCGATCTGCGTCTTGATTCGGTTCAAAATGGTACGCTCAAGACCCAAGGCCCACCGTCCTCAGTGACTTGCGGAATTCTTCCGTCATCACTTGGCGAGCAATACGCGCGCCGGCATCTCGTCCCGGTCTCAGGTATGGCCTCTTGGGTATTCTGATGGGCTTTTTGAGCGCCTTCCCGCGCCTCATTGTGATGTCACCGCCCAATTCATGAATGCGCGCGTACTTGACCACGGCACCACCGGCAGATCCGCCCGCCTGGATGCTGGCCTGTACGCCGCTTCGAATGCGCTTGACCTTCCACTTGATGGACTGTCTCAGCTTGCCCGTTCTCACGTTCAACAGGCGCGTTGAGCTTCCGCCTCCGGTCACTCGCTTCTGTGCTATCGCGTCCATTCTGACCGCGATCCGATTAGCGGCGCGCACCATACCGTCACCGATGGCGCCCGTTCTCACAGCCATCTTGAGGCGCTGGCTGAACTCTTCGGGGCTCATCTCAGCCATTAGCCGACCCAAATCGCGCCGGCTTGGCGGTACGGGTTCAGCGCTTGCTTTACTTCCGGCAGTAGATCCAGACCATTAACCGTGATCGATCCGCCGCCCTGGTTGATACTCTTTCGGCCTACGTGGTCCCGACCTTGGAACCAGTGCGCAACCTGCAGCCCGGCCGCGTGCTTGATGTCTTCGGGTACAGTCGAGAAGCCGATCACCGCTGCGACCTTGATGGCTCTTCGGCCCGTTGACCAGTATCCGTGGCTGCTCGTGTCCGTGAGTCGAATCAGCGATTCGAGCCCATACAATTCATAGTCAGACGCCGCCACCAGATCCGCAGACGAATAGATCCGATCGTCGCTGTCATGTACGGACGTGACAGACAGAACCGGCCCATATGGAAGCCGCAACTCTTGACCGCCTTCTCCGTCCAGATACAGCGTGATCGTTGTGTCTTCGAGCGTAGCAACCCCGCCCGCTGTCGCTGGCGGTAGACCGACATATGAGGCCATGACGGCATCCGCACGGCTAACCAGGGTAGACAGCGCACTGTCCTCCCCGGTTCCGGTGATGCCTCGCACGTAAAGCCGCGCTTCTGCTGCCGTCATAATCGCCACAGATTAACCCTCAGTCGCTTTTTTCTTGGCCTTGCTGGTCTTGCCTGCCTTGAGCCACGCGGGGGCTTCTACACCCTCTGGAAGGTCCAGAACGCGCGACTCTCCTGCTGTCCAGTGTACGCCCGTGGGGAATTCTCCCCGTTTGTTTGCTGTGTACTTCACTTGGTTTCTCCCTTGGCCTTAGAGGCCCCGCCCCGTTTAGTCGGTGACTTCACGGCGCGGGACTTCTTGGGCGCGGCAACTGCCGACCCTACAGCCTCGAAAGCATCCCCGAACGATTCCAGCAGGTAGGCCGCTTGCGCGGCTGTGACCTCGACCTCTTCGCCAGCTTTTACGCTGACGCCGGGGCCATTGTACTGGTCCATGTGGGGGTATCCCTTGAATAGTAGAGTCGGCATGCTTGCTCCCTTATGACTTGGCGACGTTGTAGCCGTATGCAACCGACTTGGCGCCGTTTGACATATCGATGAGAGCGCATCTGCGGGTTCCGACGATCTCGATTTGGCCTTTTGTGATCTCGCGATCGATGTCGATGGTCTGTGGCTTGTAGTTCCCCATGACCCAGCTTGGACGGTGAACAATCACATATCCGGTCTTGGTTGTAGTCACGCCATCATAGACGCCAGTAGCCGACAGATCGTCAGTCATTGCGCCACTCACCAGAACATCCATCCCGCCGATCTTACCAATCGAGCCGTTTAGAATTCCCGCTGCAGCACCCATGACATCGAGCGTCTTGGTCTCGTCAAGCTGTAGCAGCCACTTGGTCATCACGATCGGGCTAACGATCATTAGCAAGTCGCTTGCAGCTTGATAGCCGCCGTCAAGACTTGAACGCGTTTCGAGAATGTCCGCGTACGTCATTGTCGAAGCATCGCGACCAGTCGAAGCATCGAAGGCAGCAGCACGAAGACCGATAAACGCCCGGCGATGGTCG